TTCTTTTTGTTGCATCAGTTCTTTGACTTCATCAAGATTGTCCGTACCTAATTCTTTGTAAATTTTGGCACGTTCTCTTGCTAAACGTGTTCTGACGATATTCTCAATATCTTGTTGAGAAAGACTTTTATCTTCTGTTGTTTTTTCCTGTGTTTTTGTTTCCTCTTGTACTGATGCTTCATTTTTTGTTTCAAGTGTTTCGTTCACTTGACCCTGTTCATCAGTCATTTTGACACTCCTTAATTTGTGTTATTTCAATCTTTATAGAAAATTTATTTAATCTTCAAGTAAATCTTCCCATTCTGGGTCGAATGGAATAAATGAATGTCTGCAACGATAACCGCCTCTATTGATAAATGGGTCACTACCAGACTTGCCAGACCAAGATTGACCAGACCAAACACTTCGTGCTTCTTCCTCTGTAAATACTCTATTTAAGTTCCTTTTACAGAAATCTCTAGTAGTGGTAATGCTTGTGCCTGTGTATTTATAAGATGTAATTCCTGCTTCATCACCTTTGTACTTAGTGAACTGTCCGTCAAATTGCATAATACTATCGTGTGCAATTTGAGAAGAATATTTACGCATATTATTTCCTAAAATATCACTTGCATATTTTGTATGTAAAACTTCTCTTGCTGATTTTACTTTTGCAATAATAGAAGCATTATCTGAGTATCGGTTTTTTTCTATAAAGGAAACTAATCGGTTAATTGCATTCTCATTACTACGTTGGAATACTCCATTAACTTGTCCTCTAATATTTTTAACCATATCATTAAATGGTCTGCCTACTACTGCTGATTGATAAACCTCATTAGCTATTGTATCTAAAAACCTATTACCTACATCTTCAAATCCACTAAAGGTTAAAAATTTTAAATCATTAATTAGTTTTAAATCTGGTTTGGTTAGTGTTTTAAATCTGTCTGGAATAGGAACATCTTGAATGAAGTTTTGAAATTCTTTTACTATCTCATCGTATTCACTAACAAGTGCATCTGCTTCTTTGAGATAATTTTCTTCAATTAATCTTTTAAGGTTAGGTCTAAGTTGAATGGCTAATTGAGTATTAAGATTAACACCACCAGATGTTGTTTTAATCAGTTCATCAATAATATCATCTTCTAATTTCTTTAATGAACCAATAATTCGTTCTTCGTGACTATCAATTAAATCATTAATTATTTTTTGTTTTCTATTAGCGAATTGTTCAAAAGATTTTTCAAATGCGTCTGCCATATGGGGGAATATATAGTGGAAATGTTAGGGGTGCAAGGGAGGTGGGATTAATCCCACCCCTCCCAGAATTTTTTTTCGTATTCTTTTTTTGAATTGTAGATGCTTCCATCTCTTGCAAGGTATTTACCTTCATATTCTGCTTTAGCATATTCTATTGCTTTTGCTTTAGTTTCTTCGTCTGTCTGACCATAAGGTTGATACCATACTCCTCTTTCTTTAGGGAATTTAGTGCCATTGATTACAACTTGATAACCATTACCTGCCCAGTGACCTTGTTCTCTTACTTTGATTTGCATTTTTTGTTCTCCTGTGTTTTTGTTCATATAAATAAATTATAGAAAATTTATAATATTGTCAACTACAGAGGAAAGTTTTTTTTCCAAGCACGAATTGACCAATAGGCAGGGGATAAGGTCTTTTGACCCTTAACTTCCTTTAAAACACCCCCCATTCTGGCTAGAAATGACCTTTGTCTGGCAGGTATATTCTTTTTGATACGCATATTAGGGTCGCCAAATCTAACAACCTTTACATTCCCTGTAGATTTATCTTTAACATAGACGCCAAACTTCTTTGATTTGTTTGGGGTTCTAAAAGGTTTGTTTAAACTAACTTCTCTGCCTCTGTATTTAGCCATTAGTCTTGATACCATTCTATCAAATCATCTTCAATATATTGTTGAATGATTTGTTTTTCTTTAAAGGGGTTATGCCTCGCACCATAGTATTCTTTGTGTCTAAATTCTCTTTTGGTATATCGGTTGGGTGTTATAAAGAAATCAAATTCGTCCATATAAATTTTATTCTTTAGGTTGTTGATTGCCCAATAGATAGAAACAAACCCTGCGGTGGGGAATGTCATCTTCGTTTCTTGGCACATTACTTGATAATCTCTTAAATCCCATTCGTAAGTATATTCTTTCATATACTCTGGATAGTGTTGCATTCTGACGCCAAAGTCCTCACCACATAATCTGACAATGTATTTACTGTGCTGAGATATATCTAAATTTTCTTTCTTGATACCTGCCTCTGATAAATTATTAATCCATACATCGTGGTCGTCTTGATAACCTAAGTTCATTCTAAAGACGATTACATCTTTGTATTCTTTTTCTCTAACAGGTTGTTTATTACCAATAATGACGATTGGTTTGTCACCAATAAAATCTTGAATGTCTTGTAAGGTTCTCACTTAGTAAATCGTAAAGTATAATCTTTATAATCGGAAAATATTTCTTGCCACCATTCTCTTGGTTTAATGGTAGCGTGTGCATTTTTGCCATTCGGTAATAACTTAATTGCTTTGCCTGTATGAACAGAAATAAAATGATGCTTTGCTTTGAAACTAAAAATATCTTCTATCACATCTTTCAAACCAATCTGAGGTATATGTTCTAAGACATCAATACAGATAACTAAATCAAATGAACCTGTAGGTTTGACAGAATATCTTAAAACAGCAGGGTCGTAATTAGTTACATTCCAATCTTCTGGTTGGTGTTTTGCCTGTCCGCAACCATAATCTAAAATGCTTTCATAATTATTATCTTTAATCAGTTTGTTGATTTCATTAATATATCTTAATAGGGTGTTGCCTTCCCAATAGTTATCTTTTTGATGAACTAACTTTGCTTGTTCTAAATATTCTTCATATTCGTTCATTATTTTTTCTTTTTCTTCTTTGTTTGTCTGGCTACACTTAAAGCAATAGCGACTGCTTGTTTTCTACTTCTACCTGCTTTGATTTCGGTTTTAATGTTTTTGGCGATTGACTTTTTGGAATATCCTTTGATAAGTGGCATTCATTTTTCCTTTCTTCGTAATGCTTAAAACATAATAGTTCTAAATTACCATACTCAGCAGGATATCCAATACAAGCAAATTTACCACAATGGCATTTTTGTTTTATTTGACGTTCTTGAGGCGTCCAATTAATAAAAACGTGGGGTGAAACTTTAGTCGTAATCTTCAAGGAATAAAGCAAGTGAACCAGATACAGCAGTTGTTGCGTCTGCTTTTGCTCTTAATTCAATATCTGTTTTTTCTTCAACTACGAATGGAATAACAAATGTTTCAAATAGCGGAACACCAAAGGTTGATTGAAAACCTATCGTATTCCAGACATTACCATTCGTAATCTTTTTAGTCATAATCTTCGCTTCTATTTCTTTTTGCTTAGATGAACCTATAGATGCTTGAACAATATACCCTCGCTTATTAGCAGGGATTGTATAAATAGCAGATAAACTAGAACCATATTCTGGAACAACTGTTGCTACTGTTTGACTATCTACTGTGGCAGTTAATGTTCCTACATTCGCATTTCCTGTATTTGCTTGTAACATTCTAATAGTAAATACTCGGATAAATGTTTGAGCAGTAGCACCACCACCAATAATAGCTGTTGCTGTGACTTCATTATAATCTGCATCTAACCCTGTCACTAATACTGTTCCTGTATTATCAGCACTTGTATTAGATGAAGTAACTGCACACCCTGTAGCTGTTGAAGGATAAACAGGTAATCCACCTACACCCCAAACTGCCTCAAATGTTGTTCCAACAGCAGTGTTATATCCAAACTGTCCTATAGCAGTGAAATCTTCTACTAATCCTTTAGTGACTGATATACCTAAGTCAAAACTAGGTGCATTATTTTGAAATTGAAATCCCATTATACCTCCTCTGTTGGTAAGTTAGTTGTAAATTGACCAATCGGTCTAGGTTTTGCATCTATCTCTGCGTCTATGTTCGCAATCTTTTCATCATCATCTACAACTGCTCTAGCAATCTGTTTATCTACTTCCTTAATGAAAGTGTCAGATGTGACCCCAGATGCTTTTGCCTGTTGAAGGAACTGTAAGTCAGATGCGTAATCTCTTAAATCAAAACTATCTGGATAAATGATTTCACCGTCAAATGTTGTGCCTTGCCATTTAGCATATAAATCAAATATCTGTTCTTCCGTATTCTGTAAGTAGTCTGCCTTCTCAGATAATCTTGCATTTAATAATTGAAATTCTGTTTGTAGAGCAATTCCACTGTTGACTGTTTTCTCTGTTCCTCTCACTGCTCCCATATGAGTAATTCTATCTATTGCTTGTACTTTAGTATCTATAGTTTTCATTATGCTTTCTAAAGACTGAGAACTAGGTTGAATGATGTAGGGTTTTAATTCTGGTGCTAAATCTTCTGGCATTTCAATTACTGAACCTGCACCTGCTGATGCTTCTACATTCGGTGTCTTTACTAAACTAGGGTGGTTGGATAATCTGATTAATTGTTCAATTTCAGAATAATCATTGTAAATAGATTTTTGTAATTCAGCTACATCAGATAAATCAGAGATACCAATACCTCGCTTTGATGTTCTTTGGTTATATAAACAAACAGCAGGAATAATTCCTAATGCGTTTTCTTGTTCATCAATTTTAGTTGGTTTCTTGGTAGCATAACCAATCGTAAATTCTTCCACTTTGTAAGTGGTAATATCTTCTGGTGTCCATACTTTAACAATCGCATCTTTACCCATCATATCCTCAACCACTGTTAATGATGTTAAATAGTATCTTCCGTTTGATGCTCTTTCATATTTCCAGTTGGTGACATTCTCTGGAGTATAAACTGAAATGTAAGGTCTAATATCTTGAGATAATTCTTCTGCTCTGGTCTTAGCATTAGAATTAGGTTTATCTACAATCAACCAACAAGTTCCATAGATAGATGCGTTGACTTGTGCTTCTCTGATAACATTGTTGTACATTCTTCCGTCAAAGTCTGCGTCCATTAAGAACTGCTCTAATTGGGGGTCGCCTGTTAATGAACCAAAGTTTCTTGTAGGTGGTACTCTAAATAAGAAGGAGGAATAGATTTGAACAACATTCCTACAATGGTTATCTAACGGAGTAAATTCTGAACGCTTTAAATATTCTTCTTCGGTTTCTAATATGTATCTATTAAGGAAATAACCATTCTCATAGTCTTGACCACCCAAGTAGGAACGATAATGAAAGTTCCAATCATTCATCTTCCTATCGTAGTCTGGGTGAAGTTCTACTAAAAAATCTCTACTATATGTTGCCATTAACTAAATCTTTGTGGTGCAGATGGGGTGAAATCACGTCTAACAGGGAATAAATACTCTACTAGGTATCCTAGAGCATCGTTACTGTGGTCGTATTCACCTTTTTCTGGCACAGATGTTCCTTCTTTATATATTTGTCGTTCTATTGCTTTTAACATAGTTTTGCAGTTTTTTGCAATAAATAATGTTCTCTTACCATTAGCATTTTTCAATTTAGTATTCACCGCATTTATTCTATCTCTTACAAGTGGGTGAGTATTTCTTAGTCGCATATTAAATCCTGCATTTTTTAAAATAGATAAATCAGTAACACCACCTGCACTTGTCTTACGCTGTTTACTAGCAGGGTCTGGATATGCGAAAATATGTTTACCAGAATATCTTGTTTTAATTTCTTGCACTAATTCATCAGTGTTTGAGGAGTATAATATTATTTCATCATAAACATAAATACTGTTTCCTTGTATTTCAGTAATAACACCTGTCATTGGCGATATGTTGAAATCTATGCCTATATGGATTTCACTAGTCTTAGGTTCATATTTATCTATGACGTTTTCTTTCCTATCAAAGTTGTAATAAATCTGTCCTGCATAATTAACAAATGATGCCATATATTCCTGTGCAAATGTTCTTTCATCTAGGTCTGCTTTCGCTTGTTCTATTTCATTAGCAGATACGTTACCGCCATCTAAAGTTGTAAATTGGAATGATGCCCAATTATCATCTTCTTTAGAAAATAAGTTATATGACCAGTTTCCATATCCTCTAGGTGTACCACAGAATAACGCACTACCATTCTTATCAGATAATGTAGGTCTAAGAACTTCATACCAAGCGTGTTCTTTAACATCAGCAAATTCGTCCATTACTAAAAAATCTAATCCAACACCCCTTAATGAATTTTCATTGTCTGCACCTCGTAGTGATATTTGGCTACCATTACGAAGTAATATAGATAAATCTGAATTATTGGTTTTCTTAATCCATTTATGTTTGGTTAATTTATCTACTAATTCAAACCAGACGATATCTTTTGCCATTCTATAAGTTGGTGCTACATACCAGACTTTCTTCTTAGGATATCGTGCGAATTTTGCTAGTTCCGTAACAGCTAGAAATGTTTTACCAAATCGTCTGCCAGTAATTAATACTCTAAATCTTTTATCGCATTCAAGGACTTGTTTTTGAGGTTTACTAAGTGGCACTACTCAACACTAAATGGCAGGACTTCATCATCACCTGTTACAGCACCATTCTCAGATTGATTTAACATATTACGACCTAACCATATCTGCATTGGTACAGAACCTTTTTGAGCAGATTGCCATTGTAATTCTCTTAAACGCAGTTTTTGTTCTGCTCTACCTAACTTGAGATATTCGGAATAACTTTTTCTTAATAGACTTTCATCACAACCAAAGTAATCAGCAATCTCAACATTGTTTGAACCAAGTTGTGCCAGTTTTCTTACCACTTCCCCACTGATTTCATACTTTTTTGGTCTAGACATTTTACTACCCTCTTTTTGTGTAGGTTGTACCCTACTTTAATTTTGTTCCACAATTTGGACAATGTTTTTCCGACTTGACCTTTTGTGCTTCTTCTTCTTTATCAAATGTAAAGAAATCTTCAAGTTCTTTAGGGTCAAATCCTGTTCCTTCTAAATCAAAGTTAATGTCTAATAAGTCAGTAAATTCTTTATTCAATAAATTAAAATCCCATTCACTATCTTCATTAGTTTTATTATCTGCAATACGATATGCCTTTGCATTCTCTGGACTTAAATCAGCAATTACAACTGGTACTGTTTCTAATCCTAGTTCTTGACTAGCTAAGTATCTACTATGTCCAACAATGATTGTACCTGCTCTATCTACGACTATAGGTTGTTGAAATCCAAAGTCTTTAATGGACTTCATTACCTTTTGGATATTATGTTTCTTTCTTGGGTTCTTCTCATAAGGTTTAATATCGGATAAAGGTCTTTGATAGATTTGCATTAATGGACTGTAGGTGAGGTTGTTATTTCCATTCCTAACATTTTCATCGCTAAGTCCAAACTTGTTTCTGCTTCTTCTTTTGTTTGAAACATTCCAAAATTAACATAGGCAGTAAACGTACCATCTTCATTCTCTACAATTATATAACTTTGTGGTTGGGACATAGCTGATTTCTCATAATAACAATTTTAAGATAGATGTTCATACCTATATTGCAAGAATGAATGTTTACCATATTACTAATAAATCTATCCAGTTTTTTCTTAATCTGTTCAAGTTTGATAATGCTCCTAAAGGCATTGACCAATTTGTAGAAGTAGAATTTAAAGAACAAGATAGGGAGTGGGCAAAAATACATTTTATGTCCCATTCTCGATAAAGTTATCTAATTTACGAATATAATCCTGCGACCACCTCATTGTTTTTAATCCCTTCTTTCTCATATCCACATCTGTTTTAAATTGCCATTCGGTGAAATCTTCTTTAGTGGGTATCTTTTCTGGTTCTATTTCTAAATAAATTTTCTTACTTAAAAATCTTTCTAGTGCCTTATAATAATCACCTTTTTGATTTCTATAAGTAACAAACCTATCCCCTAAAGACTTCCTTTGACTATCATCTAGTTTTTTCCATTGTTGGAAACTATCATACTTAGTTGAACGTCTATCACCATAATCAAGAACATACTTTCTCCAGAAAGTATCAAATTCCTGCGTATATATATTTGATTTATAGTTAATGGTTGGTGTGTTAGTGTGTTTGTGTGTTAGTGTGTTAGCATTGCGTTCGCTATGCGTTCGCATATGCGAATTAGATGCGTTCGCATTATTCCACCTTGCTTCAGCAGATTGTTTTGCCTTTTGATGTTTATCTTTTGCTTTATCTATCTCTAAATCACATCGTTTATTACGGATATAACCATCTTCTAGGTATATTTTGTTTTTCTTTAGTAGTTCTGACTTAATTTTATCAATATCATCAAAAAATGGTCTAGTTGCCTGTTCCCAGATAACCTCATCATCTACTAGCTGATTACTATTGATATAGATTAGTTCAATTATTCTTCTGTAAGCAAGTTCACTTTTTCCTGTAAGGGTAGAACACCCAGTCCACATATCGTTTGGACAATATTGGACAAATATCATCTTATCTGCCATTTTTATTTCCTCCGTTATAGCATCTAATACATTTATAGATTTCTGCGTGTTGGTAAAGTCTTATGGACATAAATTTAGTATATTTACGCCTACAACTTTCGCATCTGACTATTTTAAATTCTCTGGGAGCAACAAAACCTCTGTTGCTGACCATATTAAATTCCCCAAATGTCTTTACGTGCATCTCTTAAATGAGGACTACGCCAAAAGAAATCATCAACATTGGGTTGGTATAGATATGCAAAGTCTTTCGGTT